CCAAAATATTCTTAATCTCCCTCTCATAAAATTACTAGCTATTAAAGTTATTTTATACTCTATAGATCCACGCCACTTTGCAAACGCCAAAGAAGTATGTGATAATGGGTTCATAATCCACGATGAACCAGAAGCAATAGAATGACAAGGATTAACATACAAAGATATAATAACAGCACCCTCTGCTGTAGCTGTATTAAATAATGTGTAACCAATTATTCCCCATTGTCTAGTTAAATACGCTAAAGATAACTGATCCATGCCATGTCCCGTAAAATTTGCTGGTCGCAATGGTCGCTCCATTTTTGAATACAAAGTCACCGACTCAACTGGGTCCAAACCATCACTTAAACTCAAATTTTGGGGTCTAGCACGCATAGGCATTAAATCACGTACATCTTTAGGGCGTGAATAACCTAACATTTGAGCAGCTTTACTACCCATCTTAGCAAAAGCTGACATTGGTGTAGCAAAGGGAGCTAATATTGGAATAGCTGAAGCATCATTAAAAATCTTTGAAAATATAGATAAAGCTGAAGATACTGGCCGATCGGCTATATATTCAGATTGTGGAGTACTACCAATTTGTTGATAATCAGTAACATATCCATAGACTCTTATGGATGGATCCACTGTAAAACCAGTTGACACATCAGTTGGAGTTTGAATATTTCGATAAGAAACTATTTGATCACTTACTCCACTACCAGATTGAAAGTTTATAGCTGGTACTGTATCAAAGAATGGTATGTGCAACTCAGCTGGTTTATTCAATGCGTAGTCTATAGCAACAGAATATTCACTAGTAAAAGATGAATAAAAAGTGTCAAATGTTATCGCAGTTGTGCCCCCACCAAATGAGCCAGGATCCAAATAAAATCTACACATGCCATAAACATATGGAGACGTAGCTACTTCAAATCGCATATTCATAGTGCCCCTAAAAGAGACAATATTACACATCTTACGAGCTACCGCGGCATTATTTAACCATGAAAACCACGGATATATTTGTTGATAAGATCCCCCACTAGGTAATATGGTAGCTAATAACAC